ACCGATGCTGCTCCTCTTCTGACTGATCCTTGATTAGTCGCGAGTATTGTTGAGTCATATATTTTACAAAAGGGTACAACTCCGTCTGATGTTCCATTGCCTGTTATTTTAGCGCCAGCGGGTCTTATTTGATTAACTCCAATACCAACTCCACCGCCGTGCTTAGCGAGTAGCATCATCTCTAGGTTTTTTTGCCCGATATCCTGTATTGAATCAGCAACGTCAATACCGAAGCAACTAATAGGTAAGCCGCGATCAGTCCCAGTGTTTGAGAGTACAGGACTAGCAAGGCACAGCCAGCCATTCCAAATATAATTAAAAAACGTTTCAGCCATCTCCGGCTTATATAATCTACGAGCAACTGCTTTAGCGACTCTTTGGTATGCTTCTTTAGGTGTTTCTCCGTCGAATAAATATCCCCCGGATATAGTCTTCTTGTATACGTCGTTATTACCCCACGCAGGGTAATCTTCACCTTTTTTCCAGTTTTCATTCCACATTATGTTATTGAGTGTATTATCCAGGCTACAAGCCCATTAATATTAAGTGCTACTAAATTCCATTGCTTACGTGATGATGTTTGAATAACAACACATATAAATCCGAATATGTATAGCATTGGATCTATTGTCCATTGAGCAGCTATCAAAAGACCAGATCCCATATATCCTATACGAGATGCAACCTTTTGATACGCTGTCAGTTTATTTGTATATCTTAAAAACTTTATAAGTCTATACTTCCATCTTCTTTTTCTTTGCATTACCAAATATCTTCAAAGTCTTCACCCTCGTTAGCTTTCGAGTAATCTGTCGAACGAATAGCGAAAAAATCAGTATGGGTAACGCCCCCGGTAAGATGGTAAAACCAATCAAGATTACCCGCTGCATTCGAGTCATACGCGAAGTAGTTCCCAAGATCGACATAGCCGAGTTCCACAAGTTTTTCATTTGTTCTCTTTTTTATAAAGTGTTTTAGATCATTAGCCGATATACCTTCTATATCTCCCATCTCAAACATCTTATTAATATAGCTAGTCTCTAAAGACACCATCGTTTCCGCAGCTTTTATAATATCTTCTCTGCATAAATTCAGTAATTGATTATTTTCACTGCACATATCGCGAAATAATTTACATCCCATTTTACTGTGCAATGATTCATCTCTTACTGACCACTTCATTTGTTGTCCGATACCCTTAAGTAAATTTCTAAGCTGAAAACTATAAAGCACAGCAAAAGCAGAATACAAGCTGACTCCTTCAGCGAAGGCTGAAAATACCGCCAAGCTTTTCGCAATGCCAACGCTATCGTTCCCGCTGTAAGCAACCAGATTATCAAATCTAGCACTCGTAGCAGGTTCGTGTAAAAATGCTTCATAATCCTCTAATTTTAATGTTTCATTTAAGTAGCTATATGCTACAGCATGCACAGTCTCTTGCGAGCCGAACATCATCGCCATCTGCTTGATTTCGTGTTTAGGAAACCACGATACGACGTTCTGGGTCCAATAATCTGAAACAGCGCATTCGGTTTGCGCGAATCCAAGAAGTATGTTCCCGACAAGGTGCTTTTCTTTTTCGTTAAGTTTTTCATTCCAATCTTTTATATCGCTTTGCATTGAGATTTCGGTGTGTAACCAAAATGCTTGAGCCTGCTTTAACCAGCCCTCTGTGTAATACTCTGGATATTCAAATGGTTTGTACGCTATGCGCTCATCGAATAGTCCCATTAATTGTCAATTTCTAAAGCTAGATCAATTAAAGGTAAATACAACACATGCGTTGCAAAATCCTTTTCGTAATAACTTCTTATTCCAAATAATATACCAGGGTAGAACCCTATTGTTAATGACCAACCTCTTTCGTTTTTATTTTCCTCCATAAACTTTTATATTGTATCTATCCATTAATTCTTTTAATTCTTTAAATTTAATCTTCCCGCGAACTTCCCAACTCCATTTAACAAACTTATCAATCTGTCGTTCAGCGTACTTTTGTTTGGCTATCCTCTTCGCTTGTTGAGGATTAACCTTATTGTCTCGTCGCATTCCTTTTGATTTTGTGGTTTATATAATGTAATTGAAGGGAATTGATTCATAACTAAACGCTTAAATAGTTTCCAGCGCATAGGAAATGATTCATTAGCTCTACCTTTTGTTTCTATTATAAAATCATCTCCAATGAAATCAGGTGTGTATTTGATAGGTAGTATTCTTTTTTGCCCTCTATTCTTATAATCACCTTTACCATTAGACTGTCTTTCGTAAACTTCATTATCAAAATGAAATCCACTTAATAAAACAAAAGTTTCTCCTTCGTACTTAGCTTTGATCTTTTCTTTTTTAAGAGCCATATACATATATCGCTCAAGGCCAGAAGCAAAGTTTATCCCGTCATAAGTAACTTTCTTACTTACAACAGGACCTCTTTTCTTTTTTCTTTTATAAGGTAGTCTCTTCATGAACTTCAATATTTTTTAATAATGCTTCTTGCATCTCTTCAGTACTGGATTCTTTTAGCTTTTGCATGTATAGCACAGCATCCATTAGCTCTTCTTGAAGATGATTGATCCAAGCAAACAAATTTGATTTATCGTCGTTAAGAGTTACGCCGTACTTTGCAAATCCTACATCTGATCTTGATACAAACTTATCAACCACACGTTCAACAACTGGGTCTCTGAATTCTATTTGTTTTTTGCTCATAGTGTTTCTTTTACAAATGTTCCATTAATCATTTTACCTTTACGCCTAGCTATTACATTGTAAGCGGTGTCAATACAATCTTCTATCTTTAACCCTTCTAACTCAGCTAGATTAGTTAAGACTACAGTAATATCTCCAATAGCATCAACTATCTCTGCTCTGTCATTGTTTAATAAAGCTTTAGCTAGTTCGCCGGCTTCTTCCATAAGCTTCACATATTGTGTAGTAGAATTACCTTTAGCATATATACCTTTATCTTTAGCCCAAAACCTTATAAGATCGAATCTATCGGGTATTTCATTTGGATTATGTACAGGATTAAAAAAGGCTTCATAAAAAGCCTTGTTATATATGTAGCTTCGATTGTTATTATACATCGAGGTTTTAGCATTCTGCATTATCCAGGGTATATGTTCTTTTTGTAATTTAAACTTAAACTCTGGTGTTTCCCATTCTAACCCTAAGTTATCTGAAAGGTTGCCCTTTAGTTTATTTAGGGGTACAGGAAACGTAGTTGTTTGTTCTGTTGGATTTATTTTCATTTTATTTGATTTTTGAGAATATAAGTTTTTATAAGATTGCCTGTCGACTTTATAGCCGTAAGACTTTTGAAGTTCTATTTCTTTGCTAGATATAAAATCAATATCATCACTTGTAAATAAAACTTCGTATTCTCCTGGACCATAACCTTGTTGCTCCGTAACTCTCTTATTAAGATTACGTGTAACTCCAATTTTTTTACCAGGAATGTGATAAATGTTGTACATATTTTTTATTATTTGCCAACACTTAGCTCTGCTTTGATTGCAGGATAAGGATTGTAGTTAATTAATTTAATATCGGAAGGGTGAGGTATATTTACGCCGCCTAGAACATTAGCATTGACCCCTCTTGCTAGTTCAATCTTAGGTAATGCCCGCTTGGATCTTAATCTATACTGCCTTGCTTGTTGTAAATGATTATTATATAAATGGCAATCGCCTAATTGGCCAATCAACTGTCCTGCTTTTAACCCTGTATCTTTTACTAACAATTCTAATAGTAAGCCATACATAGCAATATCATAAGGTAAGCCTAGAAATACATCAGCGGATCTTTGTTGCCACATCAAATCCATTGTACCATTATTAATATATACTTGAAAAGCATAATGACACGGAGGTAAGACCATATCTTTCATCTCATGTGGAGCCCATGCGCTAACCATAAGACGTCTAGAATCTGGATTAGTATTGATGCTATACGTAAGATTATAAAGCTGATCTACGCCGTTAAAATCACGCCACTGTTTTCCGTACACGGGACCTAGTGTTTCATCTGTTCTACCTGAACGTTCGTAGTCTGGCCTCCAATACTTAACTCCGTTATCTTCTAAGTACTTGAGATCAGTTCTACCTCTTAATATCCAGAGCAACTCTACCTTTGCTGCATTGAAACTTATCTTCTTTCCTGTAAGTATAGGGAAGCCCAATGACATATCGTGTCTAATCGTTCTTCCGAAGACAGACTTCGTCCCAGTCCCTGTTCTATCCGACTTATCCAATCCTCTGTCGAGTATTTCTGATAATAATCCTTTGTATTCATTTTCTATATTTATCATAATAATATTTACACATTTTATAATATTCCGGCCAAATTGTATTTCTACAATACTTACTGGGTGATAAGTTAGGCTTTTCCCATTTTGTATAAGCTCCTAAACTAATAGCTATATGCCAGTGATCACTATCGTTCTGTATGCCATAAGGTGATATTCTTATATTGTTTCTAACACAATACATATACCACTCCTCCTCCTCTTCGCTTCTTGCATACGGTGGCATTGGTTTAGTGCGCTTTCCATATATACTAGGCATCTATTCCCAAGGCATTTTTTCACCAGCTAAATTAACTGGCTCGTGAGGTATAAAACAACCCGACTTTGGTTCCCATTTAAAATGAGCCTCAGCTTGATTAGTACCTAGGTTTTGAAACTTAACCTTAAGCACTTTAGCTTTAACGGTATTGTCATCGTAATTTCTATGAACTAATATACCGTGATAAGATGCGTCATACCATTCACCTCCGCCTTTAATAGAATACATAGTAGGCTCGTCAATTTGACCACTTTGATTCTTATACATTTTAGTAGGGTGAGCAACAATAAACACTAATACGTCGTACTTCTTAGCAAACATTTCTATCTTGCTTAGGTATTCCATAGTATACCTATTAACGTCCTCTGTATTACAATCTACATCTCTTACTTTATTAAATGGATCTATAACTAAACATTTAATACCTTTGCGCTTAACAAGCTCGGCACCTTTCTTAAGTACGGATTCTAAAGTGTAACGTTCCATGTCAATGTGAAAGTAATTGTCATTACAATGATCCGCTATTTGATTCCATCGCTCTCCTCCAATATCTTCTTTTGTTGGCATACCTTGCCAAGTCTTGCGCATTAGTTTATGAGCGTGTAGATAAGTTGGTTGATTCTCTGGCGACGCGAACGCTGTTTTCCATCCGTAGTTATTATTATATCCGACAACCATTTGATCGACGAAATCGCTCTTACCGGAACTA